AAATTCACGGACTGCTCTGCGACTGGCTTCAATATTGGCATCAAACTCTTGACCCCATTCCTGCTCTAATCCAGCCATATCCTGCTCAGATTGCATAGATAATTGCTGCTCTGACTGGCTCATCATTCCTGATGTCTGTTCGTTATACCATCCAGCCAATTGCTCAGCTTGCTTAGCGGTTAGTCCTAATTCATGGAATTTACCTGCAGCGACCTTTGCAAACTCACCTGTATCGCCATCTGGTACTGGTAATTTGTAGCCATCTGGACTTGTTGGGCGGCCTAAACGGTCATAAACCTTACCCCATTCAGCTGCGTCTGCGTCTTCTTTTGGTAATATAAGGCCACGACCTGCTTTATCTGCGCCTAGTAATTTCTCCAAATTGGAATAGCTGCTAATGACATCTTGCGGCTCTTTCCATCCTTTGTTTTGTATCAATCCACGGGTTTCCTCTGGTAATGCGTCATACCATTGTGGTGCTGGAGCTGCCGATTGACCGCCTTGTGGCTCGCCTGCTGGAACTCCAGAAGGGTTGCCAGTATTTACTGACCCTAATTCACTCATCGTTTTCATCCTCTTTTAGATTAAATAAAACCCTGTCTTCAATATGAAGGTGGGCCATTATGCGCAAGAATACTTCTCTTCGACCTTCTGCTAATGCCATTGCGATGGGGTCTATTGCGCCTCTGATAGGGCTTACCTGCGCTGTTGACGCATTGGCCCTACAGAATCGTTTTAAATCCGCAATGACTTTCTCGCCATCGGGATTTAATTTGCCGTCTTCGGTTAGGAATAACCTACGGTATGAGTATTTACGCTGTCTTAACTTTTGGAGTAGTTTTTGCATTAAATAGGTAATGGGCTTGGTTGACTTCCAGCTAACTGAGCAGTTTCGGTCAGGGTTTTAGCTGAATTAGCGACTACTGGTGCTGCTTGTAGTAATTGTGCCAACTCTGCTTGCTGGGCCTGTTCATCTTGCATAGCTGCGATTTCCTCTTCGCTGCGCAATACTTTGGCTGGTACGCCATTAATATCCGCCAACTCACGGGCAATCTTTTGACTATCAAATACCATCAATACTGAAGGGTCAAACTGTGCCAAACCTGCTACAGACTCAAGTGTTCTTAGGATTGCAACACCATCTTCTGCACGCTGCGCACGGTTTAATGGGGAAATGTACTCAATTTGTACCTCACCCTGCGCTTCCATTAATGCTTGTGGCATTTCTGGCAATACTCCAGCACGGGCAAGGATGTCTAGCTCACGCTCAATCATTGGTCCAAGCATTTCTGATTGCTGACGGCCCATAGTAGGAGCAAGTAAAGCGCCTTTTTCTTGCGCTCTGAGCATTGCTTCTGTGGCTGTCATCGTAGGAGCATCAACTAGAATCTGGAATAGAGTAATCAAGAAGGCATCGTTAATGACTTTCCTGCGCTGCTCCATCATTTCAAGGCCAATATCTACTCTTGCGCCTGTTTCCAATGGTCTGACTGTCTGCTCACCACGCTCATTGATACCACCAAAGTTTAGTGCGCTAGGTCTTGCATTGAAAGCCTGCAATACACCGTCTTCCTGCAGCAATAAAGGTGGGTCAACGGCCTTATGCGCTGCACGCAATACAGTCTTTGACATTTCATTAATCATCTTAATGTCAGGCAACACTAACATTGCAGGGCTGCGACCATATACTTCTTTAGGGCTTGTCACATAACGACTTACAGCATAAGGGAATGACTGGTATCCACCGTCACTCATTACCTGCTGGCCTTCCATTGAGATATAAGTCGATGAAAAAGGCATACCACGATAATCTTTTCTACCGTACATACGCTCATCATTTGGTCTTACACAATGAATGAACTCAAAAGTCTGCTCTGGATTCTTTTCCAGCATGGCTTTAATCTTCTCTGGCAACGCATCAACGCCCCATTTCTGAGCTGCTTGTCTTGCTGTCAGGTCAAATTTGCGGTGAATCTTATCAATCTGGCCTGCATGATTCTCTGCAAAGAAGATTTCACTTAGATGAATCGACTTGTATCTAATGCCTGTACCAACGATGTCATCAATAAAGATGCAGCCTGTACCAAATGCGCCCAAAGACATATATGCCTCATGCGCTTGGCTGGCAAAGTTTGCTTTTGGTGAATAGCGAACCTGAAATAGGATATTCGTTACATCTTCCAAGTACATCTGGACCTGTTTATCCTTGGCTAAATACTCATCATTAACCTTTAGCTTGTGCCAATGCTGCGTTCTTGGTGTAAGCATGGACTCCATTGCTGCGGCAAAACGCTCCAATGCCAGAGCTGCCGTGGAATCAAACATCTTTTCGGTGCGCTTATCACCTTGTGTACGGTTAGATATTGTGAACCAATCCTGCCGTGGAAGGATGCGCTCTGCAATCTCTTTCCAATGATTTTCCCAAGTGCCACGCTCACCAACCATCTGGTCATGCTGGCGGATAATCTCTTGCGCCCGTGAATCCATATTATTGACCTAACAATGCTTTTGATGCGGTTTGTGGTGCTGATGCGCTGTCTGATAGTAAAGATGATGCACGACCACGCTTTCTGCGTTGAATGACTGCTTCTTGTGGTGCTAATGCTGGAGCTGGAGCTTCTGCTGGCGCTACTGGAGTTGCAGGCGCTACTGGAGCTGCTGCCTCTGCTGTCTTGTTGCCAACAAGTGCGTTTGCTGCTTTACCTGCACCGCTTACTGCCTGCTGCGCTGCGTCAGTAATTCTGCTTACTGATGATTTAATTGCTCCGCCCATGATTAACCCCCTAATAGTGTCTTAGCTGTAGTAGAACCTGTAGCTGATTCTGCTGTAAGCATTGTAGATGCACGGCCTCGCTTGCGCCTTGCTGCCAATTGTGATGCCGTTTCTTGTTGATTGCTCAATGCTTGCAATTCTTTGAGCTGGTCTGCTGTTGGGTCTTTAGTAATAGTTACTGGAGCTGGAGTTGCAGGTGCGTCTTTATTCCATCCAATTGCTTTTTCTACGCTGCGAAACGCCTTGCCTACTGGCTGACCGATTGTTTTTTGATATGTTGCGCCCATGTTTAGCTTCCTGTTAGTGTTTTGGCTGCTGTTGGTACTGCTTCTGCCATTAATCCTGTTGTCAATACAGTCGATGCACGGCCTTTTCGTCTGCGCATTGCGTCTGCTTGTTCTTGGTCTGACATACGCTGAGCTTTAGCAATATCAGGTGCAATCTCTGGTGCAGGTGGTGGCGCTGGCATTGCTGGCGCTGATTTCATTCCAAACATTCCGCCCATAATTAATCCTTACAGTATTTCATAATCACTAATGGCATAAGCCTGTCGTCTGCCGACCTGCTCACGCCTTACCAAAGTCCTAGCTTCACCTGCTCCCACTAATAGATATTGAAGACTCTCTGCCACATGGGAATAAATGTTTTTATCAGGCATATCTCTAAATTTCTCATCGCCAGATACCTGTACTCTTTTGTAATTGTATCCGCCACTCATACCTTTACGCAACAATTTGCATTGAGGATGTACAATTAGCCCCGCTTCACCATCAATAAGACGGCTTAAACATCCAGCCACGGACTCTCTTCTCTTAGTAAAGTCGTTTGTAGGAGCTGGAACTGCTTGTATTCCTGCCTTGCGTAGTATCTGGAATGGTGTAGTTTCGTCTGTCTGCGCTCTACCTTCACCTGCAGGGTCGCCAGTAATGCTGGCAAATGTCATCTGCGGGTATCTTTCGTGCATTGCAGCACGCAATAACTCTGCAAACCTGACTGCTCCCATGTCTTCAGTCCACAATTCAGAATGTACACGCCATTGGCCCATTGCTGTCTTTTGCGCAAAGCAGGCTGCTGGCGTTAATCCAAAGTCGATACCAATATACATAGGCAAAGACGGGATAATATCGAACTCTTTGGTGTGAATATGGTCACGATACTCTGGATATACTGGCTTGCCTTCTCTTACATAGCCGTATTCACCGTCAACATATACCTTAATCCAGTCTTCATCCTTGCCTGAAATTTGTCTTTTATAGTAATCAGGCGGTAGATTTTCCGTATTCTCTGCGTCAATTGCTCTTCCGCTAGGCTGCGCAAAGAACTTCCAGTCGTCTGGCTTTACTTCTTCTGCTAGTTTGTACCACCAATGGTCTGAATCAGGCGGGTTAGTGTCCATAATGATGCCTGACCATTCACTTCCGCCCATGAGTACGGATGGAAAACGACCAACACGGCCTGTTAATCCATCAATAACTGCCTTGGGGACTTCTCTGGCCTCATTGACCCATGCGCCCGTTAACTC